GGAGAGAATGCTGCTGATACCAGAGGCTTCAGCAAACATTGCGTCAATCTCGCCAATTTCCTTGTAAAGGTCCTGCGGGATTTCAGGCGCAAGTTTCTCAACCTTTGAATTGGGCATGTCGGTCGCCAACAACCCGCCAGCACGGTTAAGAGCAAAGTTCTTTTCATCCAAAATGCCAGTAAAGCCCATCAAAGCTGTCGGAGGGTTTACTTGCTTGGACAACAGATCAAGTATCTCACTCATCCGCTTGTTGCGCATTTCTTGCAGATAAATGAGGCGAGAAACTTCAGACTGCCCCCAATAGTAGTCAAACTGGGGGTTGGGATTCAAATGCACAAACGGCAACTCTCCTTTCAAGAAAATTGCCTTGTTTGAATCCTCGTTCCACAACGGGCGGTCATAAATTACAACGCCGGGGTCGGCAATCGTGACAATCTGATAGTCTTGCGTTTCGTCGTTGTAGACATACAACTCTCGCATTTCGATGGTGTCCTCGGCAACTTGAGGACGCATACGATTCACGCCAGACAAATCCAAGTTCACGTTGCCGTAAATGGTCGGATTGCTCTGCGACATGATAATGCGGTTGACCGCATTCGGAATCTCGGTCGGTGCATGGATGGAGGAGGTAATGCGTTTCATCAACGCTTCACGGCGCGGGTGTCGGTATAGGTTTCGCGCCAATTCGGATTTGGTGATGTAGTAGGTCTGGCACAAAGCCTCTTGGCGATCCGTGTAAGGCACATCCTCGCGCAACACGCCAATGGCTCCAGGCTCAACCATATACGGTGTAATGCCGCCAGGGCGACGCACCAATTTGACAAACGTGCAGCCAAACACCAGTGACCACGTTAGGGCCATGCTGAAGATGTTGTCAGCGTTGGTGTTTGACCATTCGTCGTTAAGAGCCTGAGTCAAGACGGGGATCTTGGAATGTTCCGCTTCTTTGACTGCTGCACCCAACGCAATAGAAAAACGGGTTTGGTCCGCGCTGTAGAGGAATGACACAAGCTGGTCGATATGCGGGTAGATCTTGTTATAATGCGCTGGGCTTTCTTCAGGACCAGAGCCAAACAAGAAATAGCTACGCAGGGAAACATAATCGCCCTTTCGCTCATTTTGCGAAACGTAACACTTCTCAGCTAGGTCTAAATAGAAAAACTCTCGCTCATCAGCATCGGACGGGATAATCATGTTTTGATCTTTAACCCCTCATGATCGGCAATATAACTTGCGGTGCGTGGTCCTTGCAAGTCTCCTACATCTCTGGGCAATACACTAACAGATTCCCCTTTAACAGACTTGTATGCTTTTCCGCCCATAACATTAGACATGCTAATGCCGCCTCCGCCGCCCCAAATGGCATTGTCACCCGGACGCGCTTCACGCATTTCTTGTTCTTGTTTAGAAACCGGCGCGTTGTTCCTTGTGAAATACCCCTGTTGGCTTTCGCCTTCACGAGTGCTTTTGATGTTGCTCATGCCGAACTCTTGAGCCATGCCTTTAAGCGAGCGATCAGCAGTTTTCGTTCTTGCCGACATGTATGACGGTGCGCGAAGGAACACAACGTTAATGCCATGCTCGCAGCCATTCGGGCATACAGGCTCCCAAGCCTCAAAGAACCCATGCTGGTCGCATTTGTAGTCACGTTTTACAGCCATATCAGTCCCCTTTATTGCCTTCAAGCTGTTGATTGAAACTTGGTTGCGAATAGTCCGCACGGTTGCGAATACCCACATCCATCTTTATTTGCCCGTCAACCACCTGAAGCCCCAGGTGGCGGTACATGCGTGGTTTAGGCGAACGCCGATACTCGGTGAACCGGGTGTTATACATGCCTTGCATCACGGCAATTTCGCCATTTTCCCACTGTTGCAAGGCCCTGCTAACCCGAATCTGCGTTATCTCTGAGACCGGGTTGATTTTCTGGATAAAGCATTTCTTGAACAGATCCTCGGTAATGCCCGCCACGTTGGCAAACAACGCCGCCGAGATCCCCCGTTTCTTATCCGCGAGAAACCTGTCAATACGCTCCATCAAGACTTTTTTGGGCAGGACGCTCATCAGGAACCATACATGCCAATGTTTTTGAGGTAGTCCGATACGTTGCGGCCCACGCTGAGTTGTTCAGGAGTCCTGTTCTCCTGAGACTTGTTGACCGCACGGCTTAGTTTCATTGCCACCAATCGTGGTTGCACCTGTTCAGCATAAGCAGCGGCCGCCAACGCAGCGCCAATCACGCGATCATCTTTTCCGCGTCCGCCAGCCTCAATCGAAGCGCCGTCACGGCGAATGGTCTTCATTTCTTCGATCAGATCCTGACTGCATACGCGCATCATGCCTCGTTCAAAATAGTCCTTCAGGTAACTCATCATCCGCTCTTTGGACGATACCGTTGTTACCCATCCCATAGCATTGCTTGGACCGCTCAACGTGTCGTTCTTCCGCCAGATGTAGTTGGACATATGCCCCAGCACATCCATCAAATCTTTACCGTGCTGCCCGCCTATGCTGACCGCCTGACGCCGCAAGTTGCGCAACTCATTGATGACGGCTTGTCCAGGTCCGTTCACTTCCAGGTTAAGCGTTGAATTGCGATACGCGCCAGCAAGATGACTAATCACCCAGGCAAATTGATAAGTGTTCATTTCACTGGTTGCAAACTCGGCAACCTGTTCCATGCCGTCCGAGTAGCAACGCCAGACGCTAATGCAGAACCTATCCGCCCAATCGCTAGATCCATACGCCGGGTCAGCGCCAATGACGTAGTAAGCCGTGTCAATCGGCTGTTCCCAAATCCTAAGCGTTGCCAGCTTGTCAGACGAACGCACAACCTCAGTGTCGGCAAAGTGCGCGCCCATCACATAGCGATACACCTCCGGCACCATCTTCTTCGCGTCTTTCATCGCATCCGTGCAGCGAGCGTTCGAGAAGAACGAACTGCCGGTCATAATGAAAGCGTAGTCCTCAGTGGGCGGAAACTCCTGATACATCAAAGCATCATCACGAATGCCTTCAGACAGTTTCCAACGCCACCAAGCCATCTGACGTGAATTGATCTCTACGCCATAAAGCTTCTTGATATCCCGGACCCACTCTTTCTCCTCGCCGGTCAATCGACCATCCCAATAGACTTTGTAAACCTGAGATTCCGCATCGACAGAGTAGAACTCGTTCCGCCACCAACCGCAGAAAATAGCCTTCTGCGTTTTGGCTCTTTTGGCCGTGATATACATGTCATGAAACATGTTGAAGCCGCGAGCCGTGCTCTCAAACATATACAACCTGTCGGGGTTGGTTTCCGCCAACGAAGCCAACAAGGACGCCAAACCCTCCTCATCACCCCATGAACTTGTCTCCGTGCCGTGAAGGTAGGTAATAGCTTTGCCGCGCCCCAGAGTGCCTTTCGCTCGCAACCCGGCCACCTGATAAAACAACCGGCTTCGGTTCTTCAGCACCATCTGATTCCGGTTGTGGCTATCAACCGGCATCTTCCATTCACGCGGCAAATGCTCGTGATACATGCCAAGAGTGCTGCGGAACATCTCACGGTTTTCCTCCGTGTCAGTCACCAACGTCGCACCCAAACCCGGATGTGTGAACACCCAATACAAGTCCAACGCCAGACTGATTGTCGTAATGCCTTGCTGACGCCCTTTCAGAATCACATAATGATGGATATCGTTCTCAAGACCCTTCTGAATCTCCTCCATCACATAGGTCTGAGTGCCAAGCAGGGTGCCAAGTTTCTTCAGACCCTGTTCCTTGGTCTCAATCTGAAGCTCCGAACAAAACTTGTAGAACTTCTTAAGATCGAACTTCATACCACGCTCACCACGTAGAAGCTGCTACTCAGCATCAACCTTTGCCGCAGGCTCATCCTCGCCAACGTAGTAATACCTTTTCTTCGAGGCGATAATTGCATGTCCCTGCTTCCTATTCTTCTGCGCACACAAACTCATGATTGACCGCCAGGACACAGGCAAATAACCGTGCGGCCAAAGCAATTCCTTCAGATCATCATACGAAACACCCTCCTTCCCAGAGAGCATACACGCATCCAAAAACCGAATAGGCTGTTCAGCCGGACGCACTCGACGAACATGCGCACGATGGTCCCCAGTCTCACGAGCATACTTCAAGTAAGACAAAATTGTGGTCAGGCTAACGCCCTCCCCATCAGCAATGTCCCGCAACCGAACATTAACCGCCCAACGGTCA